ATCATATCTATAATAACAGCTACGACAATAGCTATTACAGCTACCCCTATAACATGGCTCCATAAAATGGGGTGATTCCATTGCCCACGTGCGATATTTTCAATAATAAAATGTGATGAGTGCATTCTTTAATTATTTTTTAGTTGAAATGTAGTTGATAATAACCGTAAACCCCAATGTAAACGCTAATGAAAGCGGCTAATTCTAAAAAGAATGTCAGGCTGTTTATTGCCGTTTTCCCATCGCCTAATGAGCCTTTTGTTTGTATCCCGAATGCACAAAATAAAATTGTAAGCGATATAGTAAATATCCAAAATGGTGTATAGATAAAAATCCAAATTTGAGTAAAAAACGCGCAAAATACGGCGGAAACTAAATGAACCTGTTGTGTTAACCAGCTATCTTTGAAAGGCGCTGAAACGCCGACAAACGTCAAAAAAGCGCATCCGAAAAATATCAGATCCTGTGCTGTACCTGCGGAAATGTCCAGCCAAAATATGACCAACGGAATAGCTACGGCAATAGTCCATAAATAAAATACAGGCAATCTTATTGTTTTTGGCAAAAGATAATAACTTTCGCTGACAGAAGCCGGAATGCCGCATCCAAGTGTTACGGAGAAAATGCCAATCACAAAGAACAGTAATGAGATAAAAAACAGTGCAACCATAATAGCTTTATTTTAAGAATTAACGGTAAAGTTCTCTTTAACCGGATAGCCTTTTTTGAAATTGTAATTATGAACTTTTGAAATGCTTGCCAATGCTGCAATGGCTGATTTGTGCTGTATTGTTGTGATTGCAGCATTATCGGCATACCGCTGTATTTTTGCCAACATTATTTTTGCCTGTTCAACAGGAACTGTCAGAATAGCTCCAGCAAGCGGCATCTGAATTGTTTGTTCCTGTAACAGTTCGGCTGATTCGATTGAATTGCGAAAAATAGCGCGAGTGCCGGCGTCAATCCATGTTTTTTGTCCATTGAACAAAAAACTGTTCACTTCATCGCTGTTATCGTAAGCATCTATTTCGGATAGTTTTTGGGCGATTTCCTGTTCAAGGGTTAAAGGCTGGTCAGGCTCCATGATTCCAAAAGCCTGCAAATCGTTCTTTACCATTGCCTTTAATTCTGCAACACGGTTTATATAATTTTCGTATTGCTTTTTGTCTTCAGGATTGGATACTTTCATCGTGGAAGCGATGTACTTATTAATCAATGCTACTTCTTCGGATGGCGTGAAATACTCGCCAATAACTATTTTTACCAACGAATCATAGTCAGGTTTACCCTCAAAATGCACTGTGTAGTAATCGAAAGAGGTTCTTTCTTTACCTTCAATCATTTTTGTACCTTCAACAATGTTATAGTTATAATACCAACTGCCATCGCCCAAGTCATGCAAAACAGGAGGTCGTGTATCTGAATTTGATTTCATATTTTGAATTTTTAAAGTTTATTATTCTGGTATAAAACAAAGGCGAGAGCAGATATGCTCACGATAAGTCGAAGCCGTTATATTAGTATCAAAAAACGCCAAGCCAGCATTCGTGCCTCTACACGTGTTACCGCCAAACATGACACCCATTTGTGCTTCGCCTGTTGATGGTCTTTCAGTATGGAAGTAGTCAGCAAAATAAGTTGTCGAACTTGCGCCGCTTACTACCTTTGGCATATTATCTCCAAATTCCCCGAAAATAATTTCATTTACATAACCGTAGTTTCTTGCAATGTTTCCACGCAATTCGTAATCGTAATAATTGCTGTCTTTGAATTTAGACGGGTCATTACAAACAAAAAATTGCGAAAGTCCAGTACCTCCATTTGCCACATCTGCTGAAATTCGACATTTACACCCGTCTATAAAACTATCACAATGACCAAATGGGTTTTCTAATCCACGATAACTCGGCACTTGTACTGTTAGGGCTGTTCCGTATTCTGCTGGCATTGCAAATGGTACGATGCCGGTTCTGTTGCCTAAACTATTAGTATAACCGCAAGGAATGAAAGGATTGTATTGATTCCACGTTAACCATTCTATAATGTCTAATGTTGTAACGCCATCCCCTAATCCACCTTGCTTGTATCCTTCGGAAGTGGGGGCGGCGTTATATGCTGCTTGGCTATTAAAATTTGCATATTCAACCACATATAGCCAATAGCATGTCTTTTGAATGTCATACACATCACAGTTCCAGCCAGCGCCATTCTTTCCAGCTGTTCCGCGCCGGCGAGCGTATGTTCTGAAATCAGTTAAACTTGTGTATGTTATAGGTTTACCGAGCAGACTTCTTGATTCGCTATCCCAAGAGGCATTACTCATTCCACCTCTAAATTCAGGTGTTTTATTTACTACAGAAGCTAACTTTGGCATGGCTGCATTTGTTCTGTCAATAGCTGCCTCGTAGGCTGAACGGTAGCATTTAGGCACAAAATGAAATCCCGGTAGTTTAAGTTCTGAAAGAAGGACACGTCTTTTCGTCCCATCCTCCTCAAATTTGCGCCAGTGTTCAGGTATTTCTACCATCACCATTCCGTCAACACCGGTAAGATTGGCAGCGGTGCCATTTACCAGCAGTGCACTGTCATTAGCATGTAAATAGTAATTTACCATGCCGTCATCTCTTAGCAAACAACGGCGCATCTTGCTTTGAATTGGCAGCGTTACATGAAGCTCTGTTCGCCCGATGCGCGTACATGCCGGATTAGCTATTGTAGTGTCGAATTCGATGCCGTAATAATAATCATAAGGATTTTCAGGCTTTGTGTTGCCTACTCCTACTAATACTCCCATGTCAGTATGTTTTAATGTTCAAAATTACGTTATTATGTATTATTATGATACAGATGTCAATAAAAAAGTAGTAACTTTTATGTTGCTGTTGTACTGTATAGCCAATAATCAGTGTCATATATTAACGTAATTAGCTCACCGCGAGTTGCTGCAGTAATGCTATTGTTAAAGCTTCCATTTGGATGCATTATTTGTTTACCTCCTTTTGTGTAAGAATCGAGGATTACCAATCCTGTGCTATTTAGCCGAATATAATATACCTTCCCTGACGATTTTTGCGCATTAAAATAAATAGTAAGCGTTGATGTATTATAACAGCTTAAAAAGCAATCATTATCTGTTGCCGTGTATGTGTTTCCAACAAACGGTAATCGAGTAATTCCAAGATTTAATCCATGCGCCATGAGATTTATAAAAAAACCGCCAAAAGCAGGACATGGATTGTTGGATTTATTTTGAGCATATCCAATAACAGCTGCAATTCCCCAATTACTTCCAAAAGAGGAATAGTCCATCTTACCAACTGCCGAACTTACGATAGAACCTTTTAATTGCCCAATAATCAGTTGTCCAGGAAGAACAAGGCTAAAATCAATTCCTGATTTATTAGAAAATATACCCTGAGAATTAATATATGATACTTCATTATCTGTTGTCCTTGCTTCTACTTGAGCTAATTGACTGTCAATTTTTATTGTTTGCTTTACATTTTGCAACCCACCTGTTTCTGTATAAGTTGAAATATCAGAAGCAAGCGATATTCCGCCATTTTTACCATCTAATTGTGCTCTTGGCGTTCCATCGTTTGTGTTATTCTGACTTGTTATTTTACCGTTTTTAATGACCCAATCACCTATATTTGCCATTTCAGCCAGCAAAAGATTTGTAGCCACACTGTCAAACTGTGCGCCGAAAGTGTTCCATTTGTCGGTATTTGTGGGAATTGTACCTGTAAATCCGTTTCCGGCATCTATTCTTGCTACATAATACAATCCATTGTACTTCACGCAGTCCACACGTGCGCTTGTTCCATAATAAATAATGTCATTATAGTATTCACCCCTGAAAACGACAGCGGGACCGGAATCCCCTTTTTCACCTGTGTCTCCCTTATCACCCTTGGCACCGGTATCCCCTTTATCACCCTTCGCTCCTGTTTGTCCCGTGTCGCCCTTTTCGCCAGTGATTCCGCTTGTCCGCACAGGTGTACTCCAATTTTGCAATAAGGCTCCAGCAGCCGACTTCTTTGCTACTGTCATCCAAAGATATTCTAATGTGCCAACACTTGGCATTGTAGTTGTCCAGCCTGTCGGATTTACGTCTGTTACGGCTAAACTCGGCGAAGCGGTTGTCGAACCGTTTTTTGCATAGCGGTATTCAAAATAGGCTCCGTCAGTACCGTCTTTCCCATTATCGCCATTTTGCCCGTTGGTTCCGTCAGTTCCTTTTACTGCAATTACAGACCAATAAACTGTATTTGTCGGTACATTAACAGAAGGAGTATTTGAAATATACCGGTAAAAAGAACCATTATAGGTTACTTCGTCTCCCTGATAATATGTAACGCCGTTTTGGTAAGCACCACGAAAACAACCTAATGGCTGCGTGTCGCCTGATTGCGACTGTACCAAACTGCCTTTTAGAACTAATTGTCCGTCTTTATTTACGTTCCAAGATAGACCTTTTTGCGTGTCGCCAATCCTGAATTGATTTTCATCCAAATCAAAAAAACTACCTGATCCGCCACTGCTTTCTATCCGACCTGTTTTAATAAACCTGCCGTTAACCATTGTAAATCCGTAAGAGAGCGAAACGGAACGCGCCTGCATTTCCGTGTTAACCGAATTGACGATACCAATCCAAAAGTGATAGTAATTCACATCCTGTTCAACTTTTATCTGCTCTGTACTGAATACGATTGAACCTGCCATTCCTGTACGTTCACATTTGGCATAAATATAATACGCCTGTAGATCGGAATTGAAGGTGGTTGTATTGTTAGCCAATATCCACGATATAGCCGTATTTTCATCAATTGTGTAATGCGTCAAGACGCCACCAGTAACTTTGATGATGTTTTTGTTACCTTGATAATTCGGCTCAAAAACTGTATTCATTAATCCAAATTGCATAGACTTTGCCCCTATGCTTAAAGCTTCCGTTTCTATCGACTCAGGTTTAATTTTTCCAGTATAATAATCACCTTCAGGGTCGAATACCATGTTAAGTAGTTCATGAGAGTTTCGCCAGTTGTTACGCGCCCTCGCTGGGTTTTTTAGTTTGTTAATAGTAACTATTTTGTCAATGTCTATCAGGTCTGATATTACTCTATTGGTAATGTTGCTTGAAACAGTATCGGAAATAGTCAGGCTGTATTCATATTCATTCAATAAATTACGAACTAACGATTTAACCCTGACAGATTTATCCACGTCAATATCAGTGTCTTTTATTTGAATGTAATCGCCTGGTTGAAATATATTAACCGTTGTTCCGTTTCCAACAAATCTCTTCAAGTACTCGCTTGTTATGTCCAATCCGTATTGCACTTTTGGCTGGCTGTTTTGGTCATAGTATGTATTTCCATCTTCTGCAAGTTTTGTTTCAGCCGCCATTTCATATTCAGATGGCAACGCAACATCAAGTATCTTGTACTCGTCGCCTGTTTTGAATTGAAACGCTTGTGAACTTTCACTTGGGAACACGTCTCCCCTGTCGTCAGTAATTTTTATTAGAGTGAAAGTCTTTGTTGTATGGTCGTATGAATGTATTTCAAATTCATAGCCTGCTAAATTGCCGGTATTGAAATGAATTTTTGCCGAAACACCTGACAAAAGATACTTTGTTGTTACACCATCGCCTTCTTTGGCATTCAAATCAAACATTTTGGTATCTATAAACTTCAGTACAGAACCTGCAACAATACCTGTAACCGATCCGTTGAATGTTGGTTTTATGTCATCAAAATATTTTGTCGCCTCGTAAACGCCATATTTTCCAATAGCTTCAGGCTTTTCAATGTATGATTGCCCTTTCGATTTTCCAGGCAAACACAGACGGTTTGCCCTATATTTATTCGTAATATTAGATGTTGAACCAAATACCTTCAAGCGTGTTACAATATTAGATGAATCTACGTTTTGCCTGTTTAATGAGTAAAGCCCCTTTCCTTTTCCAAACTGAAAATTGCTTGGAAATGTTTGACCGATTTTATCCTTAAAATTGATAGTAAATATGCCGTTATCCTGTACAATTTCAAATTCAACTCCGAACTCCGAACAAAGATTTTGCAATACAGAAAGACAATTATCACTTTCGCCAAAAGTCAATGTTTTGTCGCTTATTGTTTCCGGTAAAGAGCCTTTTTTCCATTTGCCAGAAAACACACGATTGGCATTGGATATAAGTACGTCGGCAAAGCGGCTCAAATCACCGGTAAGGCTGTCTGCCTGTACATCCTGAAGCTGGTTATTAGTTGTGTCAATAGTCAAGTCATAGGTGGCTCTTGCTAAATCGTACTGCACACCTTCAAATTCCAACTCGTATGAAAAATGATTTGCACCTGTTTTGTTTACTTTTGGCAAGCGGTTTAATTTGTAATTACGACCAAAAACGGTCATCCTGTCGCCTATGTCATATTTTTGAGGTTGCGGTGATTCCACAGTAATATTCACCACATCATTACCGAGCAACTCCCATGTTTGACTTGCTGATTTTATTGCAGTTGCCGTTCTTTTGTTTGCAACCGGAATGATAGAATTATCCGGTTTTGTAATCATAATTTGTTCCATATC